AGCCGAGACTTTATGAGAGGCATTAACAGAGAGAGGGCCAATGACCGAGCGGGAGAATACACCTTAAAAGACGAAGACTGGATGCTTGACATTCCGGTACACCACGATGAAGATAACGGAGATACATATACCGACGGAAACGATATATGGAGATCCTAATGAAGACACTGAAACACACCTGCGATAATTGCGAGGCCCAATTTAAGATAGTATATGATGGAGACTTAGCACCTGATGATCCCACCTTCTGTCCATTCTGTAGCGAATACATAATGGAAGAGAGTGAGGATTCTGATGACTTGGACCTATAATAATGAGAGTGTGACCGATGAAGTGATTGGCGATGCATACGGCTTTGTTTATATCATAGAGAATTTGCAGACGAAGCGCCGATACATTGGGCGCAAGTACTTAACTAAGGCTGCATACAAAACAGTCAAAGGGAAGCGAAAGAAGATCCGCAAAGCAAGCGATTGGGAAACGTATTGGGGCTCCAACAAGGTCCTATTAGAAGATGTGAAGACTCTCGGCGAAGTGAACTTTACTCGGACCATTGTGATGTTTGGTCGTAATCGCTCCGAATGTTCATATTGGGAAACTCACTATATCTTTTCATTGGGGGCTCTGCTGAGTGATGCATTCTATAACGAGTGGGTCACCTGCAAGATATCAAAACGCAATATAAAATAAAACACGGTTTTTAGCCCTTTAAAATCAACGAGTTACGAACGACTTTTCCGTGTTCCTGGCGTTTCCGCACGGTCTAAGGGGTAGCTATGTGTTCCTGGCTTAACCACCAATTATAGCACATTTCCTTGGATTTGTCAACCCCAGGTTCACCAAAAACAACACTTGACAGGTTTGTAATACTAAGGTATAATGTGGTGTGGGTCCTGCATAAATGTTGTATTCCAGCAACTGTACCGGATAGTCCTTGACATCCTTACCCATGGTGCTATACTGTATCCATGTTGAAAGAGAAACCAAATATGAATTCTGATGTTAAACCTTTTGTTTTCGGGTTTGTTTATGCCATGGCTCTTGCTGTGCTTGTGCTTGACCTGATGGTCTGGAGATCCATGTGAGTAGAATGTCCGACTTATTGATTGATATCCAAGAAGACTTGGAAGAAGGAATACTTTCGTATGCAGAAATTGCAGCCAAGTACGAAGTACCAGTTACCTGGGTTATTGAAGCCGTTGAAAATATGTTAGTGGATGCTATACCCTCTCCATCCCTAGACGCAGTACTTTTGAAGTACTTGACAGGTAATGATATAATAAAGCCATGGAACAAAAGATATGAATAAGATTTACTTTTCACAGAGGCAATATTTTCGCCTCGGATTATTTGTGATACCGTTTTCTTGCTCTGACCTGCAGTACGTTCGCACCGAACTGTCGCCTTGGGCTAGGACAGATATTGAAAACGATACGATTAGTTCCATACGGGAACGTATTGAGTTAGCATTACAAAAATTGGGTTTTGAAGTGAAAAGCATAAACTTTAGTTCTATGTCTATCACAGCCAGCCCAAAGTAATACCTTTTCTGTACTTGACTTTTACCGAGGAATCGGTATAATAGATTACATGAAAAGCAGAAAATTAAGATCCGACAGAAATCATGTCCTGTACCGTGTCACCTGTGTGGATACAGGGGATTCATACATTGGTGTTACAGTAGCCAAAGGGCATGCATTTGTGAGATCCGTCAAGGTCCGCTGGCAAAAGCATGTCAGCCGTGCTAAGTGTGAAAACAAGGCTTGGGCATTTTGTGAGGCTCTCCGTACTCTAGCCGATTGTGAATGGCGTTATGAGGTACTGGACGTAGTCCGCGGGCGTAAACCAGCGCACCAAAGTGAGCGAGCACTAATTGACTTGTTTGAACCCACATTGAATACTTTTTGATTATGAACTCCATACAATACATGATTCCGTTATTGCAAACAAAAGCATTCAATTTTAAACGTGGTGTTGATAATAAATCCAGTGAATACTACTTAAGCATTATCCGTAGCGAAGAAATCCGCGAGGCTCTTGCAATTAAACGTCAGGAAAAAGATTTTCTTCTAATGCTTGAGACCTCTAAAAAGTCCAGAGTTATTAAATTGAAAAGAATCGAGCGTTGTATTTTCACGACAGATTATGCAATACTTGACTAAAACGGTACAGTATCACTTGACATTATTGCCCATTGTGATATACTCTATCCATAGATTGAAAAACAGAGAAAAGAAATGCCCGAAGTAGTTGAAACCGAAGAAGTTGTAGAAGTAGTCCCAGAAAATGAAATGTCGGACTACCAGTACATGATGAGTTGTCTTTATGACAATGATTGAAAAAGGAAACAGAAAATGACGAACCTACAGATTACCCTTGCCAACTTGCAAAGCGAGTACCAGCGGAATGCAGAAATTAACAAGTCTCTGCGAGTGCAGATCCAAGACTTGAAATTTCAGGTCGTAAAGGAAAAAGCCTTTGCTAAGGTACTCCGTCAGAGTGCTAAGGCTCAAAAGTTAGCGGCCCGTGAAGCGAAAAAAGCGGCTCGGATTGAAGCTATGGAAAAGAAATTGATGGCGCTTAGAATGCGCTGAAAGCCAAAAGGATCGGATCCTCGAGGCGCTAGTTGAAAAATTACTGGTAAATAAAAAGTTTATGGTTACTCCAGAACGCAAAGCAGGACGCATTAAATGGACCTTGAAGGTCAGCCTGAAAAGGATGCAAGTCAAAACGCCGAGCAGGGAGGATTAAATCAGTCTGTGACTGAGCCTGTATGATTGAAAAAGGAGTTTATTGTGGAAGATTTTGTAAGAGTTGAAGATATGATAGAGGCGCTGAGAGCATTGCCCGCTGGCGCTAGACTGGTGGTGACCCATTCGGGTTATTACTGTTACAATGAGTTGGCAGGTGTGTGTATGCCGGAAGCATATACGATGGATTCGGACGAAGGCGGTCTTTCCGAAGGGGAAGTAGTTTATCGGCTGGGCCATTCGCACCAATCTTATTGATTGATTCCCTGATGCTAGGCAGGTTAAGGCCTAGCAGTCCTATCCCAAGGATCACCAACACTAGAATGTTGGGCCGATGAGCATCGCAAGCCTTACCACGGGTGCCGATGGACGAGAATTTGGGAAGCAGTAGTTAGCAGTGGAAGACTTTGGTCGGCCCAGGTGAGACTGGGTTAATACTTGACTAAAAAAACTGAGAACTTTCGTAGTATATTGACATTCCTACCCGTTGTGATATACTGTACCCATAGATTGATAGAAAAGAGGAAAAAGATGAATTACGGAATGTTCTCGGAAGAAGGAAACCTCGCTGTTCATGGTATTGTAATGTATCATAAAGCGATTGAAAGTCCTTGGCTTACAGTCTACCAAAACCTGTGTGACTTGGCCAATTTCAATCCTGACCGCTTTGGTGAGGCTACCGACACCGAAGTGCGTGAAATGGTTTATATTGCTGTTGGTGCGGCTAAACGCCATGAGGACTTCTATGTGTGAAGCCTTTAGAGGATATAAAGATATCCCTAGTCAGGTCGTGGCTAGGGACTTGAAATCCAAGGGTATCTCGCAGTACAGTTGGTATGCCGCTAATGGATGCATTGGCGTTACATACGGAAATGTTAGTTGTTACTACTATGTCCGTGACGGTAAAATTGTTGACATAATTTTTGATTGAGGTTTTTCATGTCTAAATTGTACATTTTCACTCAGGATTACGAGAATTATGGCGATGAGGAAAACCCTCGCTGGAAAGCAAAGGGCGGTTCGGACTACTTTGTGCCGGACTTCAATGGAGACGAGGCTACCACTGTGATGCTGGTCCGTAACCAGATTGAGTGTAATAATGAGTATTACAAAAGCTCCATTCTTGGCTGGGAAGTAGTACCTAATGACTACATGACGGAATTTGAACAAAGCCAACTGGAATACGAAGGAAGTATTCGTTTTCCTACCCGAGTTATTTCCATAAATCCTTAATAATTATATCCCCATGTACTACATTACACTTAATACATTAGTGTTACATGGGGTTTTCGCCCATATCTGAATGGGTTCTAATGTATATCAGAGAAGCGCCGTTTTTTGATACATTTGTATTAGTCGTAAAAAAACAACTTGTGGTATTTTTCTCTTGACATTCCTGCCCATAGTGATATACTATACCCATAGATTGATAGAAAAGCGAAGGAAAAAAAATGTTGTTAACTCTCTTAGGTGTTTTTGTTGCTCTGGTTCTTGTCGGAGTTGTTGTTAGTTCTTCCGTAACTTCTTTGGGATAATATAGAATGCGTACCAAAACAGTCATTGAAGGTTTTAAAAATTCTCAGAAATTCCGTGTTATCTTCAAAGGTGACGGTTCTGAGAATGACATTGGTCTTTATATGACCATTTGGCAAATCGCAACCCAGTTTGCTACTGCGCCGACCCGAGTTATTTGTTGGGAAGCTATGATTCAATTATCATACGAGCGGCGTATGGCCATGGCAACTAGCAAGCCTGTTCCCACTGGTCTTGGCACTACCATTCGTGGTAAGCAAATCCAAGTTGATTTGATTTAAGGAAGTATCATGGACAAA